TTTTTGACGGTTTCCGTTAGGTTTTTTATTGACATTGCTGTTAATATCCTTTTTGTCTAGACCTCTCGGTCTTTTCTTTTATATCATCAATCAACATAGTCAAATAAATCTCCCTCTCCCAAGGTAACATACTTTCCACATCATCTAAAGAATAATTGAAGTTATTCAGTAGTTGAAAGTTAACTTGATAGTAGTTAGCCAAAGTGTCATGCGAGAGGTTTACTAAAAAAAATCATCCATGCCTTTTAAGACTCTATTCGAAGTCTCCCCGCATGAAGTACATTTATAGTCTATGTTCTTTTGTACACTTGGTATGTTGTTAACAAAATCAGCCAGTTTCGTGAACTGATCGGGACTCATTGATTCAATAAAATTGATTATCTCTTCTCGTGACTCATCCTTTACCGAAAACCGTTCTTCTTCTGTCTGGATAGAGTCCATGCACATGATCAACAATTCGATAAGAGATTCTGTCACACTGGTGCCTTCGAGCATATTAGGGTTGTCTACCAACTCTTGGTATGTCGGGAACCGCATTTTCACACTTACATCTTTTGTAACTTTAATAAGAGTTGGTTTAATATCGCCTTCAACTTTTACATCCGAAAGGTCTACGTCAACTTCGTTGCTTTCAGAACAAGCTGAACACGGTAGTACGATCTTGGTACTTTCTCCTACCGACTTAACACGAATGTTGGTAAATACATAATCTACATCGAACGTAGATAGTTCATTTTCTAACGGTTGTTCTACACACGAATGTATAGTTTTAACGATTGCTCGTAACAGACCCTTTCTATCTTGAGTCTCTAAAGCAATCAATAAGTTTTTCTGTTCTTTCACTAAGAACGGACGAAATGTAACGGACTGTCCGGTCGAAGGTATTGTCAGAGCATAAGTTGGTGAGTCATTCAGTCTTGGTAAAGCCATTATCTATCCTATATTATATAATAATAATTAAATTAGTCCACCTAAGTTTAGTCCCAACAGACCACTTAATAATGAACGTTTATCTTCTGCTACTTTCCAGTCAGTGTATGAGAACTGAACTGTGAATTCTACTAAACCATCCGCTTCGTTTGTTAACTGTATAGCCTGAAACGTAGTTGGGAAGGCATCCAATAGTTCTACTGTATATATAGAAGACCCACCCAAGTCGAAATTGAGGTCGAAGGGCCCGATATCGAATCCAAACCTTGCTTGGGGTTTCATCAATTGATGGATCTTAATTGATTTGGCGTATCCATTTTCGCCTAATTTATACCCAACTTCCCCAACGTCCAATCCATCGGGCACGGTTTTAGTCTCTTTCTTTTCGCCGTCAGGCCCTTCGACCTTCTCACTTTCTTCGGCAGGAACTTCCTTTGTTTTCTTGGCGGTGAACTGATCACCTACCATCAACTGTCTCCAAGTATCAAAATACTTCTTGACGCCATAGTCATTCAATACATGGAACGTCATAGAGATATCGTCGACTAAATATCCACTGACAATCTTTTCGTTATGGATGCCGATAGCACGATCTAACGTGGTGATCTGTTTTCCTGGCATATCCACTGATTTACAGAGAACATTTAACGCACGTGATCCAGCTCCCTTCATTGGAGGTAGTGTGACCATATACTGATTGGCCATTGCAATACCGTTCTTCGATATTATTCGACCCTTTAGTTCTTCTATTGACGACATTTATTATTCACCTATCATTTTTTTAGAGTCTGCATAGACTTTCTTAGAGTTCGCCTTGCGGAACTGTGCCGTCGGGAGGAATGTGGCAATCTCCCACTCTGGTGCCGGTACTAATGCAAACTTACTTTTTACGTGTGAATTCAAATAGTGTTTGAGACACGGTTTGTAGTACTTGAATTTCGATGCACGAGCGAGTAACTCATAAGTCATTTTAAAACGTGTAGTATCGTTATACTTATTGTTAGTGGTAATCTCCAACAACCCATCTAACATCTTAGCGCGTAAGATAGGAGGTAGGTAGTGAAGGTTCAATCCTAGGAATCCGCCTTCTGCGGGCCCGACGACGACCACTAAAGGAAACGTATCGTAGTATGGCAACGTTTCTTTATGCTTAGGGTCGTAGAAGAACATGTACATACCACCGACGATCTCTCGACCCGTCACTTTCAACGGTTCTTCTTTCATCAATGCTTCGCGATTGATGCTGCGGAGATTCTTAACCTTACTTTGGAACCATGCGCGAGACTCTTTGGTGCGAGGTGTAATACCAGCACGAAATGCCTGTAGTTCTAATCGGTTAAATATGTTAGACATAATATTCCTGTTTATATGCGATCATTAAGACCGATCACTTCTATTTATACAGGAACTATTTCTTCTTCTTACGAAAGGGGGCTAGTTTTTTTAATGGTTTCTTGGCACGAATACTTTGAGTGGATTTGGGCATGATACCCATAGCGGTAAGTTCTTTCTCTGTCCATACTTCAAAATGATGTCCTCGACTGTCGGCATATTCTTTCGCGGCCTTCCATTTGGACTGGTTCTTTATGAAAGTGAGTCCTTCATTCAGAAGCGTTTGACGGGTCTTCCCCTGTTTACGTTCGGGCCGCAGGGTTTCTTTGTGAGGTTTGACTTCTACAATAACTATTCTTCCAGACTTATATTTGATTACAAAATCCGTAAAGTATCGGTGAAGTTTCTTATCAGTCTCGCATATATACGGTATTACTAACTCCTCGGACATCCACTGTTCTACTTCCGGATTAATATCACACCACTTCATGACATGACGTTCCCACATGCTTCGGTAGACCACATTCTCCACGTCGCCGGCATACTTGTGCGGATTTGTGGGTTTGTATCTTCCTTTATGAGTTCGCATTTGTACTACACGTATAAATAGAGTAATCATATTTATACTAAAGGTTATTCCCAATGTCAAATCGAGATGACGTGACAAAGACGGTAGAGTCGAAATCTACTGCTCAGCCAGCACCGGCAAATGTTATCAGTTTGTTACAATACCCACTAGAAGACCAATTGAAGAGTCAACAAAGACGATATGGCGCTCAGATATCTTTTCAACTTGTCCAGATAAAACCTGTTGAAGTTAAAGGCGGCGGCGGAGCACTTGCCGATGCGGTCAAGAAGGCTAGTACAACTGTTGATGAACAGGGTCTGGCGGCCGCAGCGGGAACTGCGCTTCAGGCAGCCGGTGAGTATATCGTCGATAAAGTATCGGAAGCAGCAAGTGGTGTCTACAACTACGTGGCGGGCACTTCTGATACTGCCGAAACAAAGTCCGAGGTTGCTGGAACACCAGCTCCCACCGAAGATACGTCTGATATTTCGGTACAGGATAGGGAAGAGACTCAATTAAATCAATATATCAAACTATACCTACCCGTAGCATTTACGGTAAACGATTCCTTAAACTATAGTGACACGGATTTAGGAACACTTGGCGCAACTGCATTGGGTGTTATGAACGCGGGTGGTAGTGCAACTAAGGCAATTTCTGCCGGTCTGCGCGAGGGATTAAAATCTATCGGAGACTTTGCTTCGGGTGCAGCGACAGGGGATATGGCTAGAGTTGGTCTACTACGTGCAGCTAAGTTACCTGGCATACCCGAGGAACTTAGAGCAGCTACTTCTATTGCGGGTGCAGTGACACTTAACCCTAATACCCGTGCAATGTTCAAGGGTGTTGGCGCGAACAGAGAATTTACATTTCAGTTTAAGTTTTTGCCTAAGAGTAAGGACGAAGCTGAGATGGTCAAACAAATTATCAAGAAGTTTAGAACACACGCATACCCGATATCTATAAACGCAGGGGGTATTAGCGTCGGTTACAAATATCCAGAATTGTTTAATATATCCATTAAATACAATGGACGCAATATTGAAGGCGAAGATGGGGTTGACGTTGGTACTAAGATAAAGAACTGTTTTCTGAAAACAATATCTACCAACTATAACTCTTCGGCCATGTCATTCCATGCGGACGGTAATCCAACAGAAATTGATATGACCTTAACTTTCGTCGAAGAAAGAACTCTCACTAGGAAAGATATTGAGGAAGGTTTCTAATGTCATATTTCAAAAATTTCCCTAAAATATTCTACACGTTCGGCGATGGTAGTGAAAGTGTACTCACGCAGAATATAACTGCTTACGCTGAAGTCTTGGATGAAGTGAAATCGGCTGCATCATTCTATCAAGATTATTATATTAGAGATGGGGAGAGACCTGATCACGTAGCTACGGTATTATATGATAATCCGGAGTTACATTGGGTATTCTATTTGATGAACGATAAGATCCGTGAACGAGGGTGGCCACTAAAAAATAGTGAACTTGCTACTAAGATTTTAGAAGACTTTCCGAACATTACTTTAATTGCCGATGATCCTGAGTTATATAATAAATTTCAGGTCGGTCAATTTGTCGTAGGGTTCACGGCCGACCCTGATGAACCAACTGCCGCCGCGAAAATCATACACCGAGACCTTTCTCTGGGACAAATAATCATAGAAGTTTTCAATGGTTCTTTCACTAACGTCACACACGTGACCAGTCAGACCATTTCCGGTTATGAAACGATTGATCGGGTAACTGTAGTGAACGAGTATAATGCCCCACATCATTATGTTAATGCTGATGGTGAATGGGTGGACATAAATCCATTCGAAGGCCCTTCAGAATTCGACATTCCGGTTACTAATGCCGAACACTATATCTATGAAAATGATGCAATGCGTCAGATACAAGTGTTGCGACCAGCTAACGTTAATCAGGTTATCAAAGCATTCCGTGATGCGGTGAAAAGTCAATGAGTGGTGCATCACCAAGTGCGGTAGACCACGCTACCGATATTGCTTATAGAGTGATCTTGTCTTCGGGCAAGATATCTAAGCCTATCGACATTAGTGTAATGGTCACGGACATTGATATCTTTGAACATATAGAGAAACCCTATTTGACTGGGGTCGTTGGGTTTTTGGATTCGACTGATGTTCTCGGGTCTACCGATTTCGGCGGTGGAGAAAAATTAGAAATCACCTTGAGCTCTGACCAGATCGATGGTGCAACTATTGTCAAGACCTTCTACATTGATACTATAATGTCTAGTGTTAAGGGCAATGATAGTAATGAGTATATCATATTTCATATTATAGAAGACATTGGTTATGAATCGAATTTGCGCAATGTCAACAAGTCATATACTGGCAAAGCGTCAAAGATACTAGCATCTATATGTTCTGAATATTTTGAAAAGAAGAAGTGTTTGTCGACAGCGAATGATTCCCATGAAATGAAGGTCATTGTTCCTAATCTAACGCCACTAGATGCAATGTGTTGGATCAAAAACAAAACCACCACTGAAGATGGTTACCCGTTCTACTTGTTTTCTGCGCTTCA